TAATGGCACCACCCGGCTGAAGACGCTGACGCGGGCCAGATGTGTACCACTCGTATGTGTGATCGTATGCAGTCGAGGACAGAGCATCCTGCTCCGAGTGCGGATCGTCAATAATAAGAAGGTCGGCACCACGACCAGTCATTGCAGCACCCACCCCGGCTGCAAAATATTCCCCGCCTGCGCTGGTCTCCCACCGACCTGCTGCTTGGCTGTCCGGTTTAAGGTCAGTGTCTGGGAAAACCTCGTGATAAATCGGGTCTGCAATCAAATCCCTGACCTTGCGCCCGAATCTTACAGCAAGTTCGGTGTTCATTGTAGCCTGAATGATTTTCAGCTTGGGATTTTTGCCGAGGAACCAAGACGGCATCAAATACGACGCGAATTCCGACTTGGAATGTCGGGGCGGCATGTTGACTATCAAACGCTTCAAGTCACCCGACGCGATACGTTCGAGCTTCTCGGCAATGATTTTATGGTGACGCCCGACGATGAACCCATCGTACACGTGATCGACGTACGACATGAAGCTAGTCTGCGCGGCTTCGCGGGTTTCCAGCTTCTTCAACTGCTCTTCGAGTAGCAGCAGTTCACGGAGATCCTGGTCGGGAATCGTGTGGAGAGCACCTGACATGCCCGAACGATAATATCTGCCAATGAATTTATCAACCCAACACGACACGACACGACGGCGCCTAGCACCCCGAAATCTAGGGGGTGGGGGGTCGCGCGGGCAGCGCGGGCATTGGCAAAGCGCCCCAGTAACCCCTGCTAGTTTAGAATTATTCTAAAAGATAATTGATTTTATCCCATTTTAGGGGTTGTGTTTCCCATCTTTCTCAGGATACCTTTCAGGTATCGAAACAGCCAACGACACGGAGGTCATCATGGCAACGCAATTTACTCAGCAGGTCACCGACCTGATCACCACCAACCGCAAGACCGACAAGGTCAAGCGTTGGCAGGAGCTTTCCGCTGCTGCCGCCCTGATCGAGACCGAGATGAAAGCCCTGAAGGCGGGCATCCTCGAGGCCAACGACCAGCGGTTCAAGATCGTAGAAGAGACGACCCGCGAAAGCGCCCCATCCAAGGCCGACTACATCAAGATCCACGGTGAGGCCGCCTTCCAAAAGAACAAGAAGGTCACCACGGTCAAGCGCCACGTCAAAGGGATCGCCTAACAACTAGGGGGGCTTCGGCCCCCCACCCAGCCAACCACGGAGGTACACATGGCTATCACCCGCATTCACGTTAACCAGCACGTGATCCGCGCCAACGGCAAGACCGGAGAGCGGAACCCCGTCTTCACGGTCAAGAGCAAGGGCAAGAACAACTACGCCCAGACCGTAGAGATCTACGACGAAGAGGGCGTCGTCTGCGCCCGACTGGTCTACAGCCCAGACAAGCCCCTGTCCTGCGGCGCCAAGGTCTGGATCGAGACCAACAACCTAGTCAAGCTCTACGACTAGCTCTGGGGGGCTTCGGCCCCCCACCCGTCGGGCAGTGTGTGCTGTCCCCTGATGATGGCTGTTAGGCCGAAACGGGTAACCTGACATAACGGAGGTACGATATGTCAATCAAGCGTACAACCCTCGAGCTTGTAATCGAGGACAACCAAGTCGTCGGCATCCAGATCAAGGAGCCGGCACCCCAGCCTGTCATCATCGATGACGAACCTGAGACGGTGACGTTCCGGATGGGCGTCAAGACCAGACGGCGGGCCATCGAGCTTCTGTCCAACGCCCGCGAGGGGTTCACCATCGAGCAGCTAGGCGGGTTCCTCGGGCTGACCGAGAGCAGTGTCCACACGCTGCTGACCGACCTGCGGAACGGCGGGACGGAGATCGAGGTCCAGCCCTCACCATACGGTGGCCGTCGTCGGGCCTACCGGATCGCTTAACCACTGCGCGGGGGCTTCGGCCCCCGCCAACCAACGGAGGACAGATTGTTGTTCACAAGAAAATCGACATGCCAGTTCGAGATCTACTCAGAACGGCCCGGCGTATACTCATGGGGCTACTGGATCACGGTACGCTTGCCCGAGTTCGAAGGCTCAGAAGCCAGCGAATACCACTATCAACTCGGACAGTCGCACGGTCTGAACACTGGCTACTACTGCACGTGGGAGCTATCTGACCGGCTCCACAATGTGGTGTTGAACGGAAGGCTGGTAGAAGGTCGGACCGACCCGTTCGCACCACTGATGAAATGCCTCACCTTCCTCGAGGCCAAACACGGAGGCGAAGAATGACACAGGAAGAGATGATCGAGGGCGCCAAGCGCGCCAAGTTTAAGATCGAGTTCATGGCGATGATGCTACTCGCAGATCGCAAGGACGAAGCAGCGGAGGCGTACGAAGAGGCGCTGCGCGAGTTGAAGCAGATCACAGGAGAGTAACAACAGGAGCGGGGGCTGCGGCCCCCGTTCTTACGCGCTGCGCGGGCGCCCCTCGGCGCAGGTCGCAGGTCGCAGGCCCACATATATATGGCGCGGGCCGCAGGTCGCAGGTCGCAGGTCTATTATTTATTGGATTAGTTGGGATATTCTGGTATTATTTAGGTGAGCAATATCGCTCGATAACGGAGGTAATCAAATGAAGTATGCAGATGAAATCCAGAAAGCGAATGGGCTGATCAGTCAGGCTATTCACATGCTTGAGGAAGTGACATGCGCCATGATGGATGATGACTTTGCCGATGAGGCAAAGCTCGACACCATCGAACACCATATCGGTGAGCTTGAGCATGTCGAGGGTGAGCTGGAACGCATAGCGCCCACAGACTAATCCTCCGTGCCCGGGCGGGCTGGATACCCGCCCGGGAAACACGGACCAAACGGAGATAGACAGATGAGATTCAAAGGATGGTACAACACGTGCGATGAGATCGTGTCACGCAAACTCGGTGTAGGCGTCGAGGATTTACCAGACGCACCATGGCGCGACTACTACGAGGATGGCCTCACGCCACACGAAGCTATCGAGTGCGCTAAAGAAGATGCATGGGATGACTACCTAGTGCCTGGCATCCTGTAACCGGTCCCTCCGGAGACTAGGGCCACCATTCGGTGGCCCTAGTTTTTTGCGGTCCACATACATATGGCGCGGGCCGCAGGACGCAGGACGCAGGATTATTTTATTTGATTGAGTGGGATTATCTGATATTATCTTAGGACATGGAAAAACACGGAGGTTTAAACCATGCTTTCAAACGTCTCAAAAATGCCGGGCAAGTCAATTTCCCGCTCGGCTTTCAAGTGCAAGACTGGCAGTAAACTCGCCAAGGTGCCCGGCTCGGTATGCTTTGATTGCTATGCCCGAAAGGGTATGTATCGCATGCCTAACGTGGTCAGCAAAATGGAAGAACGCGAGGATTTTTTCCACGCTATCGATTTTGTCCCGCGCATGGTCGCGCTGCTGAACCGGACGCGGTCCGAATTTTTCCGCTGGTTTGACAGTGGCGACGTTGAAGATATCCGCATGGCGCTGAATATTATTGACGTGATCAAAGCGACACCGGATAAGCGCCATTGGATACCGACCAAAGAACACAAAATCTGGGCCGATGCGCTAAAGATTGAACCATTGCCGGACAATGCGGTTCTGCGATTGTCTCAAACGATGGTCGACCAGGCACCGCCGGACAAGTGGCAATGGTCCAGCGCCGTGATCAAAGACGCGGCACCAATCGGGCATGAGTGCCCGGCGCCAAAACAGGAAGGCAAGTGTGGCGATTGCCGGGCCTGTTGGGATCGGGGTGTTAAAACTGTATCCTACCACAAACACTAGGGGCTTCCTCCGGGAAACAGGGACGGGTTACAACCCGTCCCTGTTTTCGTTCGTGCTGCCGGCGCCATCATCACAGGGCGCAGGGGCGCAGGACGCAGGATCGAGGGCCGCGATCCACGATTCATGGGCCGCGAGACGCAGGGCGCAGGGCGCAGCGCCTATATCACCATACCAGCGGGCCGCAGGACGCAGGACCGAGAGCCGCGAACCGTGCAACTTGGCCGCTAAACCACCGTCAAACAAAAATACAAGCCTCGTAGAGGGGTCGTGGACCAAGAAAAAACTGACACCACCACACCGTGTATGCCCCAAATGCCAAGCAATCTGGGATTTTGAGATGGTAAAGCGGTCATTCTTGGTAATTTTTAGTTCAGCCCATACCGGCACACCATCCATGCACAGATATACGTCCGGCATACCCTCACCGGCACGGTTCTCAATCCGCTGGCAGTGGGTCTTTTTCGGTAGCTTCTGCCTCAATGAGTTCCATAGCTGGCGTTCTGTCCGAGGCATCTTCAGCCCTCTTCATGTTGTCAAAGGCATGTGGGTGTCGTTTGCGGAGATCATCGAGTCGGGCGACGATCTCTTCCCGCGACAGTTGATCAAGCTGGTGGATGTGGTTCTGTTCCCGCCGGTCTATGGTCAAGCCACCGAGAGCGGACCTGATCTTCTCCGCATTGATGGCGGCAGAGAATTGACCAGACTCTTCTGCCCCGCGCGACAGTTCGTCAAGGCGTTTGAGTTGACCGACAAGGGTCACGCCGTATTTCCGCTCCCGCTCTTCCCGCAGTTCTTTGATCAGATCAGTGACCAGAGGGTAGGACGTACCATCCAGCAGTTTGTATGCGTGTTGCTTGGCGGCGTCGGGCGAGTAGCCAGCCAGCCTAGCGCACTCGGCATTACTGTATCGCCCCTCGACGTAGTACCTAGCAAACTCTCTTTGCCTGTTGGTCAGGCCAGCGGTCTTCTTTGGCAAGGTAAGCCCCCTATAGGTTTTTCTGTGGGTTTTTGTTTTTCAAAAGCAAAAGGTCGCGCGCGTCGGACTCGCAGTGTGTTGAACGTGTTGAAGTGTGTTGAGATTCTGTCAATGTTTTCAACACTCTTTACACTCAACACACTCAACACACCATTTCCCAAAAATTTTTTCCAAAAAGTTTTTCGTGTGGAAAAAGCTATAGGAGCGAACACACTTAATATTTTCTCTTGTATGGCATGGGATAATATGAGACTATCCAATCATTGGTACTGTTTACCTTGTACCGATTCCCTTTCGAGGGTTCGGGAACCGCGCAATTTGACATCGTTTATAGCAGACGTTTCGACGGGCGACGTATGCCTGTCATTGATCATGCAATACTGCATGGGACTATATCGGTTCAAGGACCGAGGTTCAAGTTTCACGGAGGAGAGAAGCTATGTTTGAAATTTTTATCAAGTGCCGGAAGACCGGCAGTGTCTATCAGAACGATCCGAGTTTCGAGACTCGCGAACATGCGGTCTCGTGGATGATGGCCGACTGGCACACATGCGCCAGCGAGGTTGAGGATTGCCGAGGCTATTTCGAGGATCGCTATTGTTATGTGATCCGCGAGATCAATACCCGCGCTGAACAGATCGCGGCCTACGAGGCCATTCGCGATTGTCCTGTTCAGCAAATTCCCTGCGCTCTGATGCGCGAAGTAAAAGACAGACAGTACGTCTAAGGAGGACGACATGAAAAAGCAGAATGAGATCATCGAGAATCTGAAGTCCATGACCGAGGCACTGGGTGGAACGGTTGAGGTTACGCGGTATCGCTACATTAAGGTGGCGATTGTTGAGGCCAAGTTTGGTAGCCGCAACAATCTGATGGTTAGCATCGGGCCGCGTGGTGCGATCAAGTATTGTTCTTGGTTCGTGATATCCCCCGACGGTGATTGGGCTGTCCACCATGACAACAAGTGGTTCACCGGCATTCGCAATGCCGACGAGGTGGGCAAGTTCTTTGACCGCGTTCAACCCTATGCAGTGAAGGAGGCAGCGTAATGAACAAGGTAGAGTTTTCGGCGGACACTGGTGCGCCACGGATCATCATCCAAGCGAACCCCTCGTGGGATGCGTGGGCTGAGATTGCCGAGGCTGTGTGGGTCACGGCACTGGAGGGCGGGGGCAATTACTGGATTGA